TAAGAGGATTTACCGTATTTCTCTTCAGAGTTTCTGTTGTAAAGTATTCATAGTAAAATGTAGCTTGTAATCTCATAGGTTGATTTGGGGCATTGCTTACAGTAACATCATTAATCATATATGGAAACGCTTTATGGAGTCGCGTTCTAGTAACTACATTATGAGTATCATAACTGCTTTTTGCTTTTGACTTTGTTTCAGAACTGGTATTGGGTTCTAACTTGTCAATGATAATATCATGAGCATAATTATTATAATATTGCAATTGAGAGAACGTGGTTGGAATTGCAGAAGAAACTCCAAAAGATGTTTCAAATCCAAAAATAAAATCAGACCACAACCTCAGAAACTTTAATGGCGTATGATCCATATCCATTAAAAATGCAATATTCATTTCGGTAAAATTTCTAGTATGTGCATATCTTACATTGATACCAGGAACTGATCCTTTGAAATCTCCTGTTGCAATACTATACCCTGGAATATTAACTTCATCTGCCAAAAAACTCAACTTTGTTCCATTATTCACCACATTGTCATTTCTCCCATAACTTTCTGGAATTGAGGATCCAGCAAGAGGAAAACCTCTATTATTCATAAATTCAGTTAAAGTTCCATCCGAGTTAATACTAAGTAACGGAGGAAGTTCAAAAGAGATATGATACTGATTTGATGTAGCTAATCCATAGTCACCAACAATATTTTTTCTAATTCTGTCGATATTCATCTAAATAGGACTAGGAACGTGTATTTATATTTAGTATGGCGTATAGTGGAAAATATAGACCTGCAAATCCCAAAAAATATAAGGGAGATCCCACAAATGTCATCTACAGATCGTTATGGGAACGGAAATTTATGGTATGGTGTGACACAAATGAAAATGTTTTGGAATGGGGCAGTGAAGAAATCGTTATCCCCTACATTTCTCCTCTTGATAATCGGGTTCATCGTTACTTCCCAGATTTCTATGTCCGAGCAAGAACTAAAACTGGGGGGACACAGAAATTTATTATCGAGATCAAACCATATAAGCAAACAGCGCCTCCCCAAAAACAACAGCGTCGTACAAAGAGGTATATAACTGAAGTTACTACATATGCAGTCAATGACGCAAAATGGAGAGCAGCAATTGAGTATTGTAAAGATAGAAGGTGGGAATTTAAAATACTAACAGAAAAGGAATTAAAAGTATGAGCATCATTCAAGAACTTAAAGACGAAAATGCTAATACTATTGCTAAGCAGAGATCTGTAGCATTTAATTATCTTTTTAATTATGCAAAGGATGATGTTATGGTAGGTAAATTCTATCTGTTTGAATACGATCCCAAAACTAAAGCACAATTGGCACGCTGGGACAAGTATCCTCTTGTATTAGTAACTAATATCTATGAGGATGGATTCATGGGAGCAAATTTCCACTATACTACTCAAAAACAGCGAATGCTCCTTGCTAAAAAGTTTCTAAATAACAATGTTAGAATTCCCATCAAATTGCTACATAGATACATTATAAGTCGAGCAGATAACATTTTCTTTGAAGTTCCAGAAAAGGAACTTGTTGAATTTGCTGCCTTACCGATAGAAGAATTTCGTGATGGAAATAACCGTTTTGTTAGTGCAAAAAAAGTACAACTAAGTAGAAGTAAGTAATGGCGAGCACTAGATTAATATATCCAAAAACCAGTGTGACCAACACTGGACTGTTTCTCACATTTAGAGCATATGATTATGCTGCAGCACCAACCCCACCTGGAGCATTAGCAGATATTCAAAATATCATTTCTGGCAGTAATAGAGATGTAGAACTTACTGCAGATAATATTAACGCTAATTTAACTACTGTTTTTGGTGGTGCGGGAGAAGAAGGTGGTGCAGCAGTCAATCCCACAGCAACGGGTAGTAATGAAAACGGAGCACAAAATACTGGAGTAGCAAATATTTCTCTGTATCTTCCACCCAAATTAGAATATCAATATGGTGCAGAATGGCAAAAGGTCTCATTTGGTGCTTTGGGAAGTATGTTTGGAACTGGAGGTGCAGGTGGGTTCTTTGGTGCTGCAGCAAAGGGAATTGCAGCAACCGCTGGCAATTCTCTTGTCGATCAACTTACTAAATTAGAAGGATTTCAAGCAATTCCAAAAGTTGAAAATATTAGTTTGGATACTTTAGTAGGTGCTGCATTCGGTCAAACATTTAATGATAATTCGCTGCAAACCTTCAGTAAGATGCAAACAAGGTCCTTCAATTTTGACTACTTATTCTTAGCAAGAGATACAACTGAAGAACTTGAAATCCGAAAGATTGTCAAACAGTTTAAATTAGGTATGCACCCCAATTCAAAGCAAAAAGGAAGAAGCAATTCCTTGTTCTTGGGATATCCATACATTTGGAGAATTATCCCAAGTGGACTTAAAAGCAAATTTAAGGTTAAATCAAATGGTGTTGTCACTGATGTAAGTTCTGCAACTCCACATGTTAGTGACTTTTTACCAAACACCAAATACTGTGCATTAACCGCCATGAATGTTGATTATACCCCAGATAATGTTGTTGCACTAACTAAAAATGGGTTTGTTCAAGCAGTTAGAATGAGTTTACAGTTTGCAGAACTCACAACTCTGGTAAGACAAGATATTGAGACCTTTGAAGATTTAACGCAAATTACTCAAAAATAACCATGGCATATTTCGATAAAGTTCCAGATATTCTCTACTTAAAATACGATAAAAATCCAGAAGATGGCGCATATATTGCCATTAAAAACATTTTTGCACGTATTAAACTTATTGACAATATTGTTCCAGGATCCACAATTTTTGAAGATTATTTTATTAAGGATGGAGAGAGACCAGACACAATTTCTATGGATTACTATGGAGATCCTGGATTTGACTGGATTATACTGATAATCAACAACATCAAAAACCTTTATAATGATTGGCCAATGACTCAACCAGTTTTTGAGGAATATCTAAATGCAACATATGATAATCCACAAGGAGTTCATCATTACGAAACTTTTGAGCAAATATACAATGATAACATCATTTTACCCAAAGGTCTTCAAGTCGGTGAAGCATACAGATTCGTTGATCCAGAAGGAAACCTGGTAAGTAAAGAAAATTCTAGAGGTCCAATTTCTAATTACACTTATGAATTGCGTAAAAACGACAAAAAACGCGAGATCTTTGTGTTAAGACCCGCGTTGATTGATCAATTTGTAGAAATTTTCATCAATGAGATGAAATTTACTCCTAGTACTGAATATGTGAACGAAACTCTCAAAATCTCTAGGAATTAATCTCTTTGCCTCCAGTCGTCTGGTTTATCTCTCTGAAACCAATCTACAATCTCATCTGCACCACTAAACCCCGTTCTATGATTGGATGGGTCGGGGTCTCCTAATCCCATCCTATTCATAAAATCATCCATACTGCCCTCTTGCATCTCTGGATTGGCAGCTTGGCGTCTCGCTTTATTTAACCACTCTCGGGCAGTTGTATTTGCTTTAGCAAGTTTTTCTGCCCAAATCATATCTTCTAATTTAACATCTTCCCCATTTACAATACACTTACAAATAAACTCTAATCGTAGCCTGTATTGAGTAGAAAGCATATTACTGATCCGAAAGATAGTGCTCTAATTGATTGATTCGCTGAAACTCACTGTAAGCGATTTCAGAACGAATATGCAGAATGTCACGAATGTCGTCCATAATAAAGGTTGGGTCAACATAGTCGTCTAAGTATTTATCGATTGCCTCTTTGAGGTATCTATACCTGTGCCATTCTGGAGAATAAGGTTTGTAGTTCATAATAAGTAGATTTCATAGAAAAATTACCATCGACCCTTTTGGGCAAATTTTTGGCGGAGTTTTTTTTCCGACTTTTTTGTAACTAAAAAGTGAATTTCGTTTTGGGAAAAAAGAGGGATCTTTTTCAGACCCCTCCTTCACATCAGAAGTCCTCGTTAGCAAGAGAATCGAAGTAACTATAGGTGTCCTCAGAAGCAGAGGCAACAGCAACTGGTTCAGAAGTAGGAGCAGGACGGGAGTAAGTCGGTTCAGGACTGTTGAAACTAGGAGTTTCAAACATTGCTTCTTCGTCACGAACCTCAGCTGATACAGGACGACCACGAAGAACAGTATCAAGACGGGTCTTCAGTTCATCGTAGGACTTAAAGTTCTTAGCATCAGTGAACTCATTCAGATCATACATTTTATTGTAGATCGCTTCAAGGCGGGCATCATCAAACCCACCGAGAACTCCAGGGTTACCAAAACTAGAAGAATCATAGTTCCAGAAACCAGCAACCTTCTTGATGCGAAGGTTGAAATCAGCACCTGTCCAGAAATCAAAAGGATCGATTGCCTCTTGACCTTCAAACTCAGGTTGCATCAGTTCGATAATTTTATCGTGGATCTTCTTACCATACTTGTAAAGGAAGACACGACCTTCGTTCTGAGGGTTAGCAGGATCTTTGATCACATAAATGTTGCTGTAGTAAGACAGTTTACGCTTTTGCTTACGTGCAACTTCTTTGTCGCTATCCAGACCACTGTTCCACAAAAGGCGGTTTGCCTCGCTGACAGGATCTTGTTGACCCAGGGTGGTGAGAGAGTTTTCAATATACCAACCACCAGGACCTTGGAAAGCATGACTCCAGACCTTCGCCCAAGGCATGTCGCCTTCTTTAATGATAGGCAGGAATCGAATAACGGCACTGCCGACACCTTCTTTGCCCAAAGTAGGTTTCCAGAGTCGTTCATCGACGTAACCAGAAACACCTTCAACTTTATTGATTTCCTTATTCAGTTTCTCCAGAAGGGAACCTTGGGTTTTGAGGGATTTGAAAGACATTTGAATTCTCCGTATTAAATGGATTTGTTGGATTGTGTCGTATTGACTGGATTATCATAGCAGGGTCACTGCTCGTTGTCAAGCACGTGCTGACGTAGGGCATTGATGGACGTGCGGGCGATCTTGAAAACCTCTGGACCAATTTGCGTTGCAGGGAGACCCATCTGCTTTGCTGCTATCCTGAAATTCTCTTTGATTCCCTCACTGTCTTCATCATCTGAAAGATTCACTCTAGTATATAGTATCTCCTGCATCTCGATCAACCTTTCCATTTTATCGAGAAGTTTTTCTTTGTCTTCTCTGGATTGCATGTCGATGATGGGTGCTGCCATGTAAATCTCTTTGTACAGTTGATGCATCTGTTCGATTTCTTTACGAACGATCTCTGATGAGAATAAACCTTTGTCATTCATAGTTTTTGTAGTACAAGTTGCTTGATTTTGGTGGGATCTTCCTCTATGAAAGGATCATACTTATGAAGGAGAAAAGATAGTTGCTTCCAGATTACATCTTCTTTTAGCAATGTATCATATCTGTCAACAAACTTAGTAATTTTATTTAACAGAATGAGTGTTTCCAACATTATTCTACCACCAAGATATGCTTTTAGCAACTGCGAATGACCACTGTTACATTTAAACACATCATTAAAATTGTTTGAAAAAGTAGAGAGATTTTCAATATCTTGACCAAACAAATAAGAAATACTTTGCATCTTTCGTTTCCAGTCCGTGTAATTATTATCATTCATTTGAATGACATGAAAATTAGAATTGACTAGAAAATTAGATACAAAGTATTGTTCTACTTCTTCTGCTGTGTATTTTTTAGAGAGTTTTTCAAAGAAGTAAACGTCATTCCTCTCCATAAACTTTTCTCTTGACACTTTAATACTACCTTGGTATTCAAAGTAGTCATATGTCTTACGACTAAAATGGGTCTTCAGTGCAACATAAATTTGGTAAACCTCAAAAGGATACATAATCAAATAGGAAGAACACCTCTGGTTGTTTTTTTAATGTAATTAAGGCGAGTTGCCTCTGCCTTAATCTTTTCTTTCAGTGATGGAGCAATCAGTTTTACGACTGATTCAATTTCAATGTCCTTTGACTCACAAAAATCAACGATAGCATCAATGTAATTGATGGTTCTATTACTATCCTTGACCATGTTTTCAATAGTCATTGAAAACTTATTCTTATCCATAAAGTTTTCATCAATTAACTCATTAATATCTTTGTTTTTAGTGGGCATCTTTGTACTCTGCAATGTAATCGATTAGCAGAGGCACATAGTCGTCAGGGTTTTTGATGAACACTTGTGTATCACCTGTTTGACAGGTGATTAAGGTAACGATCTGGTCTACTTTGATGCCAGATCTCTCTTCATACATCTTTGCGTATCCCGTTTCTTGAACAAAGTAGTTCTCAATCCAGGATTCTTTCTTTTCCTTTGAAGAAGTTTTGAAATCTATGACTGAAAGTTTGCCGTCAAATTCAGCAATACAATCAACCCGTCCAGCAATTCCAAACTCGTGACTGAATAAAGGTGCCTCTTGGAAGTGAATGTTGTTAATACGATTAAACATGGCTTTTGCCTGCTTAAACAGTAACAACGCAAGATACTTATCTTTGTACCTTTCTAAGTCAAGATTATTATTTAAATAATCTTCCACTATACTATGTAGTGAGGTTCCAACACTCGCTGCACGAGTTGAAATTTTGTTTGCTTCTTCTGCACCAACTCTACTCCTCCACTCTGCAATAGATTTGCGTTTACGGAAGGAGCAGATGGTAGAGATTGATGGATAGTAATTCTCACCAACGGCGTAAACTCTTTTACCTTCAACAGTTTCTGCTTGCAGGTTCTCAAGAATTACGCCCATATCAACGTGATTAAACATCAACCAAGTCCCAAATGCATTTTACTAAGAATGTAACTTTTGATAAGACCACTTCTAACAATGTCATTGACATCAAATTCAATACTTGCAAACTCATCCATAACGTCAAGGATCTTCATGAAGTCAAGGATACCATTACGCTCATTGGTCTTAACCAAATCGGTCTGCATGATATCACCAGCAAAGATGATTTTACAATCCTCACCAACACGAGTGATAATAGAATCAAGTTCGTGGAAGTTCAGGTTTTGACATTCGTCAACGATGACGATAGCACGATCAAGAGTAGTTCCACGAAGGAATGATGTACTCCAGAAGGAGATAGTTTCTTGTGCCTTCAGATTGTCATACAGCATATCGAATGCTGGATCATCAGGCATCTTGAACATGTACTTAACCATGTTCTTATATGGGATCTGATAAAGGTTTGACTTATCTTCATGATCCCCAGGAAGGAATCCAATTTCTCTGGTGGGAACCAGAGAACGTACCATATAAAGTTTTTCGTAAGGAGATGTGCCAGAAAGAATTTCCTTTAGTGCAAGATACATTGCAATAAATGTTTTACCTGTACCTGCACAACCATAAAGGAAAAGATTCTTTCCGTTTTCGTATGCATCAAATGCAGTTGTTTGGTTGTCAGTTAGAGGGTTGATCTCAACTAAATGATCAACGTTAATTGGTTTCTTGCGTCTCATTTGTTTCGGAGTGCTATTAACAAAGTCGAACTGGTTGTCCTTTCTTCTTCTTGGCATAAAAGTTAATGGGTATCGATGTTAGAACCGTAGTTTGCTTTCTTGATGGACTTCAGAACGTCCCTGAATCCATCAGGAACTTTGTTTCGGATACCTGCATCAGCAACAACACCAGGGAAATTTCCATGATACTGTTCAAGATGAGGATTATCTTGCTTGTATTTATCGAGCTCAGTGTAGCTCATACGAACTTCAATGATCTCTCCTGTTTCTTTATTTTTGAAATCATACAGAGGCATCGATCCACTCCAATGCTTTTGCTACAATTGGAAACTGACCCGCAAAGATGCACTTACATTCTTTTGCGATGTCCATATGTTCTTGCTGAGTTCCATGTCCAGTACGAAGGTCAATGTAGTGCATCCATGAGCGAACTGAGCCCGTCATGTAAATTCTGGTGGGCACTGCCATGGGCAGGATCATGCGAGCACATTCCTTTGCCACACCTGCATCTAGCATCTCCTTGTAGACATCCATGGTCTGCTTGAAGTGATACTGCATCCAGATTTCAAACTTCTGTTTGATGAATGGATCAAGATCATCAATGCTCTTCTGACGGTTAGTAGTGTCCTGACGACGAAGTTCTGGGAGAGGAATCTCATCAGCAAGCAGAGATGAATCTGCGTATCGTTGTGAAAATTCCTGGAATGTAAAGGAACGGTGTCGAAGAATTTGTGCTGCGATTGCTCTGGTGGTCTCAATCTCAAGCGTCATGTGTGCCTGCTCAAAGACGCTCCAGTGCTGGTGTTTGATGCAATAGGATAGAAGACCCGCAACGTTCGGATTTTCTTGGTTGGAGGGATTGCTGACCCTCGCCACATACCCCATCGTCTTCTCAGCATCGGGGGTAACACTAATCAATTTAACTTGCATAATACGCTTGATAATACTTTACGATTCCAAAAGTGGTTGCATTGCCCTGTGATACCCAGTCATGAGCACACTCATACATGGATTGGTTTGAATACTTAGAAGATCCGTCAGGGTTCAGATCTTTCCCAAACTTTTGCAACAGAATGTTTAATACTTGTTGGCGTAAAATCATTCTGTCATCACTGTAACGCCAATCTTCATCAGTCATTTCTTTTTCTTAGTAGTGTTTCCCCAAAGTTTCGGATTAACCATACCATACCATTTCTCAATTGTCAAGATCTTTCCCCCAAGTGGTTTCAGAAGATCATGATAGGCATCAAATATCTTGACAACTTTTGAACCCCTTACATGATCGCTTGTAGTTTTACCTTCTATTTCATAGGTAATTAAAACTGCATCGGAAGGAAATTGTTTCTTGTCTATAGAACTCGGAACACAATCATGAGAAAAAACTACCACTCCATAGCGTGAGCGTAATAGTTCTTTATCCGATTCTGTTAGATTGAAGTTCATCGATAAGTTCTCTGATTCGGTCTTCACAGAATCCTGGATTTGATAATCGGATTCTGTGATAAGTTTCTTTGGCATGATGTCCCTCCTGAACGCACTTTTTAATCATGTAAATCACCCTGTCTTCATTGACAATGTTCACTATCATTCACTCCACTGAATTTCAGGAAAGGCTTCTTTAACTACAGCGTGGGTAATCCTATATTTGGACTGCAATAAACCATCCTTAGCTAAGCAAACAATTTCTGCTTCGGATTCGTGAAGACCTTCAAGCAATTGGATAAACAATTGCTCCCTCTTCATGCGAGAGAGGGTGTTGGCACCTTTGATAAATCTCCAAAGATTGCGGTACTCCCTCTCAAGAACTGTATGTTCAGTTCCGATCGGGGCATCATTTTTATTGAAGGGCACTTCTCCTTCAGGAAGATCCGATTGAATATTTGGATCATAATTCCACTTCAAAATTGAACGAAGTGCCTGAGTGTTATTCTCTTTAAGAATTTGAATCTTTTCAGTTTTTGTCTTGGCATTAGATGCCTTTTTAATGACTTCAGAAATCAAAAGTTTCATGAGTAATACAAAGAATCGTGTGTTTTTATTTAGTCGTCGGGGAATGGGTCCGAATCAAAAGCATCTCTTTGATCAAACTCCACACTAATTAATTTTGCTACTTGAAATGGAATAGTATTTCCATCTTCATCCATCATCTCTGGATGAGGTGTAAAAGAGACCTCTTCTTCATCAGAAGATAGTGCTTCTTGAATCTGTTCAATGAATCCTGCATAGTATGCATGACCAAACCATCCAAACATAAAACCAATTAGTGTCCCTCCAATCGTGATTAGCGTTGAGAACACAAGAACTACTGATAAGTTCATCTTACTTCCCTCCTCTTTAGGTTGAACCATTAATTCTGGTTCCTTTTGTGTTGCCCCCTTACGCTTCCTCCTATTAAGCATAAACTCATCACCTCTATTTATTGGCGATTGCTGACTTTCGCTTTTTGTTTTTTGTTCCAGGTTTTCGTCCTGGTCTTCGTTCTTTTTCATACTTCCATGCGTCTGTAAGAATTTTGTAGAGATAGTCCTTGATCTTTCTTGCATTTGGTTTTGAAAGATGACCATATGCTTCTTTTGCAATTTTATCTTTACCTGTAATGTACAGTTCCAGTTCTGTAACAATGGTAGAGATGCTTGCAGCAGTAGGACTTTCAATAAAATCAGTCATGTCTCTACGAGTGAACTTAGATGACTTCACATAAGTGTAAAGATTGAACAGAAACTTTCCGTCAAAAGCAGCATCGATTGACTTTTCGACGAGGACGTAAATTTCTTGTGTGGTTTCCATTAGATAAGGTTGTTTTCTTGGAAGTAGTGCAACGTGTCTTTGAATCCTCCAATGTGTTTGGTGTTGATAGAAATCTGAGGGAACGTAGCACCTTCACCAAACTCTGCGTAGAATTCTTTTTTAGTAAAGTCCGTTTCGTACTTATACTC